GAAAAGAATCCTGACTTTTATCTACAGCTAATCAAAGACTGGTATGCAAAGGATAATAGAATGTGGTATCCTGAGTTTGCTATCTTTACTGGTGGCACACTTAGAAGCAACAAGCAAGAATTTGTTACAATGGCTAGAGACTTAGAGAAAAAAGGTCATTTGAAGATTTATGAAAACTTGTCTAAAAATGAATACTATCGTTTACTTCTAGACTCTAGAGTGTTAGTTAATACCGCGCTGCAAGACTGGACTAGTAATACTGTAAGTGAAGCAGATGCTCTTGGATGTAATGTGTTATTCCCCGCTTATCGTTCGTTCCCTGAAGTATTTGCTAACGATTATGAAAGAATGTATATTCCTTGGAGCATAGAAGATGCTATACACAAGCTATACACTTTATTAAACACTACCCATAAAAATATGGGTCAGATCAGTGATTGGACAGATAAAACTGTTGATAGAATTTGTGATATCATGGAAGGTAAAGGTGAACAATGGTTACGAATGTCTACTGATTACAGAAAACACACAAAGGAAAACAAGTACTAATGCGTATCGAAAATGAAGTAAAATTAGATTTTAGTGATGTATTATTTGTACCAAAGCGTTCTACTCTTTCTAGCAGAAAAGAAGTAAGTTTGGAAAGAACTTATCAATTTAAACATAGTGGTGCAACTTGGACAGGTGTACCAATTATGGCTGCTAACATGGATGGTGTAGGTACATTTGAAATGGCAGTAGCACTTTCTAACTATAACATGATAACTTGTTTAGTTAAAAGTTATAATTTGGATGATTTTGAAAATAATATTACGTCATTCTTTACTTACAACACTGCTGTTAGTACCGGAACTAGTGACAAAGACTTTCAAAAACTTGAAATGATTAATAACATGTACCCAGATATGGTACAGTTTATTTGTATAGATGTAGCAAACGGGTATTCGGAACACTTTGGTGATTTCGTTGCTAGAGTTAGAAAACTATACCCAACTAAAACTATTATAGCAGGCAACGTAGTAACTGCCGACATGACACAGGAGTTAATTTTACGTGGAGCAGATATTGTTAAAGTGGGTATTGGTCCTGGTAGTGTTTGCACTACTCGTATTCAAACAGGTGTTGGATATCCTCAACTATCAGCCATTATTGAATGCGCGGATGCAGCACATGGTTTGGGCGGTCATATCATCGCTGATGGTGGTTGTACTTGTCCTGGTGATATAGCAAAAGCATTTGGTGGCGGTGCGGACTTTGTAATGTTGGGTGGCATGTTATCCGGGACGGTTCAAGGCGGCGGCGCAGTCATTGAAGAAGTATATGAAACCAATCAAGTGATCATTGATCCAGAGACCGGTGATCGTTTGGGTAAACTAGAAGAACGAAAAAAGTTCGTTCTGTTCTACGGTATGAGTAGTGAAACTGCTATGGAAAAACACCATGGAGGTGTCGCAGAGTATAGGAGTTCCGAAGGAAGAACTGTTAAGGTGCCCTACAAAGGTGACGTAAATAACGTTGTGCGAAACATACTAGGCGGACTAAGAAGTACGTGTACCTATGTGGGAGCCACTTCATTAAAACACCTAAGTAAATGTACTACTTTCGTTAGAGTCAATTCACAGTATAACAAAGTATATATTGACAAATAACCTGCTAGTATTCCTCCTATTAGTATAAATAGAATATAGGAGAATATATGAGCATATACATATTGTTAAAAACACATAATATAACAGGTTTAAAGTACCTTTGTAGGCACGTTACGAGAAATAAAGATACATGTTATACTTATCCAGGAAGCGGTACTTATTGGAAAAGACACCTAAAGAAACATGGTGAAGATATATCAACTGAAATATTAGCCGAATGTGCAACATATGAAGAGGCTAAGGAAGTAGGTACCCGCTATAGCAAACTTTGGGACGTAGTAGATAGTAAAGAGTTCGCTAATTTAGTAGAAGAGACTGGACAAGGAGGATCAGAGGTTGCGAGATGTAGAAAGAAGTTCAATAGGTTCGGATATGAGAGAGAACCTATACGTATGCTAGGAGAAGATAACCCAGCTAAAAGACCTGAAGTTAAGGAGATGATATCTGAAAAGTTAACTGGTAGAATTGTTACTTGGGGAGACAAAATATCAGCTTCATGTAAAGGTAGAACTGCCCACAATAAAGGAAAGCCTAATCCTCATGCAGTAACTGACCAGATGAACATTAATGTAACATGTCCGCACTGCGGAAAGGAAGGCGGGTTGGGAGCCATGAAAAGATGGCACTTCGATAAGTGCAAAAGAGCCTAAAAGACTTGTCAAAGTGTACAACTTTTGTTAGAGTTAACAAACAATTTAATTCTGTATTCGTTGACAAGAGATAAATACTTTTGTTACACAAAGGTAACACAATACCGAAAGGTCGTTGAGCATTAACGTTAGATGCTTTCAAAAGGAGAATACAAATGTCATTTAATAAAGTAAAATGTGATCCAGAGTTGGGTCAAAAGATACACAAATATCTAGTCAAAATGGGAGTTGAAACTCCTCAAGTTGAAAACAATCTAAGTCGCACAGACAAAATTGAAATCATTGAAGCTAAGTTTACCGACATTATGCAAGCCCTCGGGTTAAATTTATCTGATGACAGTCTTATAGAAACGCCCAAGCGTGTTGCTAAGATGTATGTTAATGAAATCTTTTGGGGTCTAGACTATGATGCATTCCCAAAATGTACTACTGTTGCAAACAAGATGGGCTATGACGAAATGGTTGTTGAACGCAACGTAAACGTACAATCTAATTGTGAACATCACTTTGTAATCATTGATGGTCTTGCTACTGTAGCATACGTACCACATGAAAAGGTTCTAGGCCTTTCAAAGATCAATCGGATTGTTGAGTATTTCAGTAAGCGTCCTCAGATCCAAGAAAGACTGACTGAACAAGTATTTCATGCACTTTCCTATATCTTAGAAACTGAACATGTTGCTGTTATGATAGATGCACAGCATTATTGCGTTAAGAGCCGCGGTGTTGAAGACACTGGGTCAAGCACAGTAACTTGTAAATTAGGTGGAGGTTTCAAAACTGATCCAGCAGCAAGAGCAGAGTTTCTAAGCATTGCACGAATGGGGAAACCTCAGAAATGATCTTTAATGTGATTAGACAATTAAAAGAAGAAGGAAAAAAGATAGGTATAACTTTTAGTGCATGGGACCTTCTTCATGCCGGACATATAGCAATGCTAGCAGACGCTAAAAATCACTGTGACTACTTGATTGCTGGGTTACAAACTGACCCAACTATAGATAGACCTGACACCAAAAACAAACCAGTACAAAGCATTGTTGAACGACAAATACAATTAAGTTCATGTAGATTTGTTGATGAAGTTGTAGTTTACCAAACTGAAAGAGATTTGGTTGACTTGCTATTGATTTTACCAGTAGATGTGCGTATACTAGGTGTAGAATATGAAAATAAAGATTTTACTGGTAAAAAAGAATGTTTAGAACGGGGTATAGAACTAGTGTTTAATAGTAGAGATCATAGTTTTAGTTCCAGCAGTTTACGTAAACGAGTAACAGAATCGGAGAGAAAGAATGGGTAAGTTTTACAGTACAAAAACATATGGTAATGACAGGGGACTAAGCTGTTGCTTTAGACAGTGGCGATCAACTCACAGTCATTGTTCGCTACTTCATGGCTATTCAATAGGTGTCAAAATTATCTTTGAATGCGAAAGCTTAGATGAAAGAAACTGGGTCATGGATTTCGGCGGACTTAAAGAATTTAAACAGTGGCTAGAACACATGTTTGATCATACTTTGTTAGTAGCTGAAGATGATCCCGAACTTGAACTGTTCAAGAATTTACCCACACATGTAGCTGATTTGCGAATTGTTCCAGCAGTTGGATGTGAACGATTTGCTGAAATGGCTTTTAAGAAAATGACGCAAATTTTAGACGAAAGCCAAAAAGCAGGCACATTATTAAACAAAACAGTATGTGTTAAAAGTGTAGAAGTATTTGAACATGATGCTAACTCAGCAATTTATGAAGGATAATATGAACACAGTAACGTTATCAAACTCAGATGTACAAAAAATGACTATGGATATCATCAGACAAATAACGTTGTCTGGATATAAACCTGACTATGTTGTGGGTATTACGCGAGGTGGTTTACTTCCTGCACTTTTAATCAGTCAGTATTATAATGTGCCAATGGAAACATTAAGAGTTAGTTTAAGAGATCATGCGCAACAAGAGTGTAATGCTTGGATGCCCGAAGATGCATTTGGATACTTGTCAACTGAAATAAGACAAACTGAAAAGTCACGCTGGGACGTATCACGCAGAAAGAATATCTTGATTGTAGATGATATCAATGATACTGGTGAAACTATAAAATGGATTAAAAAAGATTGGGAATCATCATGTATGCCAAATGAAAGGTATGCATGGGACTCAGTATGGAATCATAATGTAAAGTTTGCTACATTGATAAACAATGAAGCCAGCGACTTTAAAGATATAGCCTATACTTCTTTGTCTATTAACAAAGCTGAAGAAGATTCTTGGATTGAATTTCCCTGGGAAAAATGGTGGAAGTAACAAACTCTGATCGTATAATTACTGCTACTAATTGGAATATAAATTCCCCTCAGTATATAATGCGACTATCAAAGGTAAAATCTACTAAAGAAAGTATGTTAGGTCAAAGAATTGCACCAGAGTTCTACAAAGATACGTATCCAGGAAATTATATTATTGATGAATATTTTGATCCAGCAATACAGAAATTCGCCAGCCGTTTGGTATTTGAAACTCCGGAAGATAAAACAGTGTTTTTATTGAGATACGCATAATGTATATACCCAAAAAACTAAAATGGGAAACACTAGGAGCTTTTAAAAAGTTCTTAGAAACAGAAACTACCGAAAAGGTTGTAATTTACAACGGATATGAGATAATAACAGAAACTACAAGATACGGTTTGTGTGATAGTCAGTTATCTTG